TCCTTCAGATGGAGCCATGTAACGCTGTTCTGCGATACCCGCGAATCCAGAAACAACCTGCTTCTGCGCTGCGCCAACCATCAAGATTGAGGGGTCCCCCCCTTCGGTCCAGACGGATTGAACGACGTCCTTCAGCATCACTTCAGTGAACGCGCGAGTTGTGTCTGAGTCGACAGGCGCTGTATCTGGGTAACCAGAAGTTGTTGCAGAAAGCTGTGGATCAGCACCATCAGTCGTCGTACCAGTACCACGATTGGTGTTTGTGCGGAGCCAAGACTCAAGACCAGCTGTCTTACGCGCAGTTGAAGAGTCGCCTGCTACTGCGATCTGGTTTTGCGTCAATGCAAATTCCATGTCCCGCTTTAGCTCGGAAGCCTTTTTCGCCAACTCGTACTGGAGTTCTGAATTGCGTCCTGCCAGATCGACCGCTTCCAACGTGCCAGAAATGGTCACGCGCTTTGCGTTTAACTGAGCATAGTTTTGCATACGCTTAGGAGCTACCTGAGTCGAAGTTGCTGCCCCACCCTCGATGATGGCTGAGTCGCCAGCCGCCGAAAGTTGGTCCTCCTGCCACTCGAATAGAGTGTTAGAGACAGACTTACGGCCTGCGTTGCTCATCAGTGGAGTTTCTTCTGGCGAGATCGAGTAGATCACCTGCGCCAAGTCTTCGTTAATTCCTTCAGAGGAATAAGTGAAATAAGTTGCCATGATTAAGATTCCTTACTTTAGCAAATGTTTTAAAGCATCAGCCGCGTCGCGAACTGATCCTGACTTTGCGAGTCGTTGTGTCGATTGACGGAATGCATCTCTACCCTTCGGCGTTGCTGTCGCCGTACCCGCTTTCGCAGTAGGCGTCGACTGACGTTTCGCCTTTGGTTTGCCAGTTTGAAGTTCGTCATACTTCATCGCCTTATACAGTGTGCTAACCGCTCGATGATCGAAAAACTGTGCGATCTCCTGATCGTTGAAACCGATCTTCTTGGCGTAATCAGCGACCTTCGCTTTTTCCGCCTTCGCAACTTTCTCGTCTCTCCATTGCGGAAGAACTTCAGATAACTTCACGCGCTCCTTGTCGACAAACTCAGCGATGATCCGCTGCTTGTCTTGCTCTTGCGCCTGAAGCAATCGCTGCTTCTCTTCCACAAGCGCGCGCTTGCGCTCCTGCTTAGTACGCCACATCTCACGCTGGATGGCCCACTGATTCGGGTCTTGCTGGTATAGCAATTCCCAGTTGGGTTCCTGTTCCTGATCCTGAACATCAATTTGCTCAAGAACCTGAGTAAGTTGTGCGCGTTCCTGACGAATCTGTGTCAACTCACTTTCGAGCGCTTTACGCTCGTCGGCTAATGCCATCGTCTTTCGCGTATAGTCCTGCGTCCGTGAATACCCGCTGAGTAGTTCATCGATCGTTACGTCGACTTCTTCACCATCCACTCGAACGGTGTAAGTCTGGGCAGCGACTTCTCTCTCTGCGTCGTCCACTTCATCAGCACTGGCTTCGGGGTCTTCTGAAGAGTCCTCGCTATAAAACTCTTCCGACGTATCCTCTTGCCCAACGTCCTCTGCACTTGCTTCGGACTCTTCGACAACCTCTCCAGCACTAGACTCCGGTGTACCTTCTTTAGGCTCCATCATCCGACCGAATGCGCTTGCCGCATCTCTTAAACTTAGTGATCCATTCTCTTGGGTGTCACTCATAGTTACATTATCCCTTACTTACGGTTGAGTTTGTCAAGGTGTTGTTTTGCCAACTTACCCTTGTCCATCATGTGTTCGAGATTTGCTTTAACCTCGTCCAGCATCCTGATCGCCATATACGCTCTTTCGCGTTTATCCGATTCATTCTCCGCCGTATTGATAAGAGACTCGGTATACAAAGTTCGCAAATCTGCGAACGCCTGCTTGTATGTCTCGTTCGTTACGACGGATCGAGCCTGTTCTCCAAGCTCAATGTCCCGTCTGTTAAATAACATCAGTCACCTCGTGGTGCGTTGTTCATCATCTGTCTGAGTGTTGCGCCACGCTCACGCGTCGCCATCTTTTCACGCTCGACTTGCGCCTTCAGTTCAGCCACGTCGATCTGCGTTCCGTACTTCGCCTGAAGTTCAATCGCATCCAGCGAAATCTTCGCATCCAACTCGTCACGCTTGCGATCGTCTTCCATCAGCATCTTCTCGCGCTCAAGAACCAGACGTTGCGTGGACTCGTCCATCTGCTGCTGAATCTTCTGGATTTCGACCTGCGCGAGCAACTCGGCTGGATCAGGCTTCTTCGGCGCTTGCGCGGCTTGCATCATCACTGCCTGCGCTTGCTGACCATTCGGGTCCATGAAGTACGATTCAGTGTCCTTCATGCCAGCCGTCTCAATCAGTTTCGCCAACGTCTGACGATACTGCGCCTGAGTGACTAACGGATTCGCCGGTCCCATCGTCTGCATGATTTGCTCTTGCTTCTGCGCGATCGCCGTCAACAGCTGAACCTTCTGGTCGTCATCAACACCGCCGAGACCAACATTCACAACGACATCGTAGTTAGAGTTCCATGCACGCGGATCAACTGGGACGAAACTACCCCGGAGGCGTACCATCTTCGGCTGGTCTTGATGCAGGATTGATAACTTCAACAACCCCTTAAACAAGGACGCCATTCCCGTTTCTGCGAAGATTCTGGCAATCAATTCCACATGCTGACGCGCAGCTGTCACTGTCGCGGCGACGGCTGTCTTGGTTGTCGACTGAAGCGCATCCGCATCTAAGCCAGATGCTGCTTTGTTAATGCCGGTACGCGCCTGCTTCACTTCATCCATGTACGCCATCATCGGGAACGCTTGTTGTCCGACGAACTGCGTATTCAGCGACTGCACCATGCCGGGGGCGCGCATCCGAATAATCCCGCCGACTTCTGAGTTCAGAACGTCTTCCAGATTGGCTTGTCCTTCGACAACTGCCATCCGTGGGTGAATCGCTTGCGCCAGTGAGTCCAACTGATTCCGTAGAATTGCCGACTTGATGCGCTGGATGTCCATCGTGATGTCGGCTAACGACTGACCAAAGAACGTATGTGGCTCTGGGTCTGGGCAGAATGATGCGAACGGAATGTGATCGAATGGCTCATTACGCATGACCTCATACGCGTCACCCATACAACAGACCTTGCGAAGTTCCGCGATCCCATCGCCGTCGTAATCCGCCTTGATGTACGCCTCAATGTACAGAACGCGCTTGTTGGCGTCGTCCTTCGCCGTCATTCCTTTCAGCGTCGCAACTGGATTCCGCGTGTAGAACTCGGAGTTCGTGTCGAACTGGAAGTCTTCGCCTGCGTGCTTCAACACTTCGTCGAAGTCGTATCCCATCGCAACCAGTTCAGAGACGGTCGCCATCTTACGATGAGCAACGATCGTCGCCTCTTCCATCGACTTCGCTCGACGATCAATCAGGAACTCTTCAGGCGGTAACGCTTCGCACTTGATGCGACCCTTCTTGATCTCGCGCTTCAGTTCTAAGTCGTACTCCATCGGTTGCTCAAAAACAGCTGGCTGCACGATGTCGCCGGTCATCGGGTCAATGATGTCAGGCTGAACCATGATCGGCTCACCCACTGGGCGCTCCTTCAGCGCAGATGCATACACTTCTTCGTCCTGCATCAACAGGTTGACAGCCTCTTTTGAGAGATCAGTGTAACTTTCGGTAACAACTTCTTTCGATTCGTCCCAATAAAACTTGATGACACCCGCCTTACGGATCAACGCATCCTTGAACGCGTTGTAAAGCAGCGAGAACCCTTTGTTTTCCTGCATAAAGACGTGGTTAATGTAGTCGGTTGCCTGTTCAGCCATTGCGACGTCTTCAGCGCCTGTCGGTATGAACTCAACGACTTTCTCGCCAGACGTGAACACTTTCATCAATGACGGCAGAATCGATTGGACGGTATCGCGTACATCCATCGATACAACGCTAGAACGTCCTTCCTCTTCGTCGCCGAACGGTTCGCCTCGGTAGTATTCGGAAGCCGTGTTCCGATCAAGCGAGATGCTGTTGTCGATGTAATCGATCGCGTCCTGAACTTCGCCGGTGACGATACCCTGAAACTCGGTTTCCGCCATCTCATTGGGGTTTTCGATTAAGTCGCGCTCTTTGAGTTCGCTTTCAACTTGATCGATTGGTGATGTTTTTGCTTCCATCTAGTCTCTGACCTCTAATAAACTAACCGGCTGTGGATAGAATACCAGACCGGCGCGTTGCCCTTCTAATGGCATACCTTCGTACCCCGTATAACCGTAATCTTTTATCAACTGCTCAAGAAGATTTGTCCTATTTACATAGGATGGCAAATTCTTAGTCGAACGAACAAGTGGGATAAATGACATAGGGTCGTCATCTAAACTATACATCCCCGTCAGATTAGCTCCATATCGATATTTACGTTGACCGATATTTCCTACCCGCTCTCCAGTTACGCTTTCGTTATCGCCAAGGTAGAAGAATGTGCGAGGTTCTGTGTCACTGCTCGGCTCAATGCGCGACCTTTCAGCGCCTTTATGCCCTGAACCGTATGCCCTTGGGTCTGTTTGATACGTCTGCCCCACTTCTTTCCCGATCGACCCTTTAGCACTTAAATGGACAGCCGGAGTGGAAAATGTGGTTCCTTCTTTTGGAGTTACTAACGGCCTAATCTCGTCTAAAAGTCCGCTCTGCCCGTAAGTATTTCTGTACATGGGATCAGTGTATTGTGGCGGTAATAAAACAGCATTTTGAGGAGCGTACTGAAACTCGTTTGCATATATATCTTCTATTTCGGCTTGAATCTCGGCTTTACGCTCTGGAGACGCAAATCTAGCTTCATCTTTTAACTGGTCTACTTTCAGAGTGACATTAGCATTCAGTGGCGTGTAATTTACTACGCTATTTTGCCCACGCGTTTCTGATGCTAGAGCAAATCGCGCCAGTGGGGATAGCGTCTGAGAGTGGACACCAAACGCCTTTTCCTCGCCAATAGCACCAAACTTGTTCGGCTCTGTCCCATGTCCAACGACATCGTGGACCGCCCTAAACATTTCGTTTGTATTTAAGCCTGTTAATGGGTCAACTTCATTTAAGAAATCATGGCGATCGCCGCCTCGGAAGACATTAAGATTCATATTCCCAAACAAATCCATGCGCATCGCGTCGCTATCAGCGTAGTCCAGATCTCCTCGATGAAAAGTCGTTTGCAACCCTGCTCTGGATAATTCGTCGAACTGCTCCACAACCTCCTGACCCAACTGTCCGTAAGAAGCGGCCACAAACTCGTCATAATTCTTAGCGCCTGTCTCCTCAACGATCTCTGGAAACTTGCGTTTATATTCCTCGAAAACAAACTGTCCATAACGCGGATCGCCTTGAGTCGCGATAAGAAACGTCTGCCCGATCGCGGATTGTTTAATAATGTTCGACTCAGGCATATTTTTAGTTAAAGTTTGGTCATATGGTTGACCAGTTCGCTTTACGGCTTCTCTGTCTGCGAGTTGGTACGCAAAGTTGAGTTCTGGGTTTTCAAAAACTTCTCGTAATTCAGTTTCCGTAAATGGCGTCGGGCCTCCATCATCACTTCCTCGTGACTGGTCGCCATCGGCTCCAGAGGCGGTATCAGATCCTTCCCCTTTGGCTCGGACTCGTAAATAGACTCCATCGTCTTTGACTTCATATTCCGGTCTGACTCCCATCCGAGTCATGCGTCGGAACATCCCTAATAGCGGGATTGCTCCAGACATCGTAACTGTTGCTAATTGAGCAAGTGCGCTCGCCTCCTCGGTGTTTCCGTTTTGCAGTGCTTGTTCTGATTGACGCCTTAATTCTTGCGCCTCATTAAATGCTCTGATTTCGCCCGTGATCGGTAACATATCAAGCGCAAAATCAACAGGCTCGTTGACCGCCTGATCGTACATCCCCGCGACGTTCTCAATCGCAAAGTCTTGGGCATCAGCCAAAAGCGATGACGGTGTTGAACTAGAAACATATTGCATCGCGGTTTGAGGAATCTCTAGCAGACCTTGAGCATATGTACCTAAAGGATTGTTAATTCTTCCTTCTTGTAAATTTGTTCTCGCCTGACGGCGCAAGTTGCCTGCCTGTGCCATTACTTCTTCACACTCTTCTTGCCTGAACACGCCCAACGCTTACGCGACAG